GCGCGTGGGTTAGTCGGTTTGTTGGTCTATCCTATCATTCATTAGTTGTATATCTGCTTTTACAAAATCAAAAACTTTTGTAGATACTTCTTTTTCTAATTGTTTTATTAAAGTATCAGGAAAGAAAGTTTTATATTTTTCTTGGTTTAAAAACTCAAATCCCTCACAATCTATGTCTATAATTTTATTATCTTGAAAATGGTAGTTGATTTGTAATAAAGTTGAATATTTTATTTGTATCTTGTCAAGGACTAAATCTATATTATTAACTTCTGTATAAAGCAACTCAATATGTACAAAAGCCATTAAATCAGTATTTTCACGTTCATATTGTGGGACGTCATTTATTCTATAGGATAAATTTTCAGTAAGTGGAAATATTTTGGTGTTCTCAGGCAGTAATTTATTAAGGTATTTAGATATGTAAGTAGCAATCTCAACAGAGGGGTCAGTAAAATCTGTATACAAGCCATAATCTTCTGCGATTGATTTAGAAATCTGTTTCGCCAATTCTAATAAGTCAACATTATCAAAGTCATAGAAATTATTAGCGTTTTTTAATTCATCAAAAATCCTATCCTCTAATTTTCCACAAAACAACTCAGTAACTGATTTGTGCATTAAATCAGCGATTATTTTTAGATTTTCTTTATTTGGTAGATTCCTACCTTTCTCCCAATTGTTAACAGTCCCTTTTGAAGTATGGAATCTTTTGCCGAATTGCTCCATTGATTCGCCAAGCGATAGGCGTAACTGTTTAATTTTAGCACCTATTAATATATTGTCATTCATATATTACACCCCTTTTCTATATTACATAATAAACTTTTTTTGTTAAAAAGTAAAGATAAGTATTGACATAATAAAATAGTTATTTTATACTGTAAAAGTATTCAAAAGTAAAGGAGATGTAAAAATGACAAAACCTAATAAAATAAAAGGTTACAGAAATATGTTAGGACTAACGCAGGAACAAATGGGAAGAAAGTTGGGTATAACAAAACAAACATACCACAATAAAGAAGTTGGGAAAAATGCTTTTTCTGACAAAGAAAAAATAGAGTTTAAACATTTACTTCTGCCGTTATTCCCTAATATCACAATCGAAGATATTTTTTTTGATTAAAAGTATTCAAAAGTAAAGATAATAAACCTATTCGCAAAGAAAGGCAGGTCAGAAATGCAAATTATTAAAAAGGAAAAAGGTGAATTTGGGAAAATCAAGATTGATTTTTATTTGAATAAAGATAGAGAAATCTTGGTTACTATCGAACAGCTAGCCCAAGGGTTTGGATACAAGAACCGTAAGGGCATTGAAAGAATGTTAGAACGTAACCCCTATTTAAGAAGTGACGAATATTCAGTTATTGCAAAGGTACCCCACAGCTTGGGGGGTACCCAAGAAACACGTTTATTTAACAAACGGGGCATATTTGAAATTGGTATGTTATCCCGAACAGAAAAAGGAAAAGTATTCAGGGCTTGGCTATATGACTATATAGAGGGATTAGAAAAAGAAAATGCTAACTTCCGTTTACAACGAGCGTTAGAAAGACCTAAACGCTTGGCACTAAACGAAGCTATCAACCGTTGGGAGAACGCCCCTAAAATGGCTTATTCTACTGTTTACAATCTTTTGCTAAAAGGTGTTACGGGTTATAACAAAACTCAATTAACCGCTAAGCGAGGTGGGAAAACTGGTATTGATTGCTTGAATAGTATTGAGTTAGCGCAGTACCAAGCATTAGAGGATATGGCAATAGCTCTAATCAATCTGAATTTTAGCTATCAGGATATCAAAATAATGGTCTTTAGACAAAAAGAAAAGCTCTCACAAGGCGCGTGAAAGCAAAGAAAAAAAAGCTTGGCAGTCGGCAAACTTACAAGCCTTTAAGTTGGAAATAAAACACGATTAATAAAAAGCAGGCAAGCTATTATTAAAAGGGTTTTAGCAAAGTTTTTTATGCTTGAATTATAACAAATTCGGGCTATTGTGTCCATACGGAGAGCGGAAACTCTTAAAACTAATAAGGAAGTATGTATAAGAAAACAGCGTTAAAAGGCGATAAGGAAAAATAATTATGAAATTTAAATACGTAGAAAACAAAGCAAATCCATTTAGTTTAGACCATTACACAGACGAACAAAAAGCGGTCTTTAAAAAACGAGACGAAACCAAAAAAAGAGCAGAGGAATTTTTCAAAGCAATGTACGACCAATCAACGGCTTGGGTGATTGTTGCCGATGTAATGGTTACGTACCACAACATTTATACAGGTTTCGCAGAAACCTTTGAGCAGGCTTGGAACGCCCTAGGTTATGAAATTACAACCGATATTGTCTATAGAGCAGTTAACGGTTTACCAGTAAGAGGCAAGAAGGAAGAGGTTAAGGCATGATATACCAAGAAATCAATTTACCAATATGGGCACAGTTGCTTATTATGGCTATTCTTATCCTAATTGGCGTTGAAATAGCTAAAATCAAGCCTTTAGAAGCTCCAAAAGAAGTTAAGGAAGAAATACCTGACAACCATGTTAAAGAACGGTATGGGGCTTATATTCAACTTAGAGGACGTTATTACAATTAAGGAGACATGACATGAAATTATATCACTATTCACAATTTACCAACCTAGCTAGTATAAAAGAAAATGGCTTACATGTTGGTGCTGATAATGTTGTTTATCTTGCTGAAAGTCCTATGTTAGCAAGAGCATTTGCCTATATTTACGGTTTAAAGGATTATGCATTATTTGAGGTATCTGTAACATTAGATGACATTGAAAAGAGCATAGACCACAACGAGGACTATTTTAAGAAGCTGACAGGGGAGTTAAGTGCTGAATGTTATTCATGTAAGCATAATATACCAGCCGATAGAGTAACTTTTTTAGGTTGCTATTCATTTTCAGATTAGGAAACAGACCATGACAGATAAAGAATTAAATAAAATAGCTGACCTTATCAGTAAACGTGTAACGTTTACCGAATTAGAAGAATTCAAACACTTGGAACAGCGAGAAGATAGGGAAGCATGGGTTAAAAATCAGATTGCCAAGCTAGATAAAGGAGAAATATTGCTATGACATTATCAAAGAATGAAAAAGAGCTACTAAGACGGTTTGGGCTTGGTAAAGAAAGTGCCAAGACAACTAAAGAGATTATCAAAGGACTACCAATCACCGAAAGGGGAGCGCGTGATATTCTTAGACGTTTAGCGATTAAATACAACATACCTATCACGGGGTTACGAAATAAAGACGTTAACGGTGTATTTATTGCAACAACACAACCAGAGTTATTAGAGGGATTAACTTCTCTTATCAATCAAATTAGCGAGGAACAGAACCGAGTAACAGCGCTAGCCAATTCAGACCCTGAAAAGTCTAGGGAGCTTGTCAAGGAGCTGTTAGAGGGGGCATAAGTATGTTTAGTTTGAGCAGAGAGAGCGAGAACGATTTGAAAACAGGAATGTTGAAAATTGTTGAAGACTTCTTAGATGATTATCAGAAACCTAAGCCTAAAATGTTAGGGCTAATTACACAGGACGAGTTACAAACAGAATTAAATATCAAGTATGGCACGGTGAAGCGTTGGGAAGATGCTGGGCTAAAACGATACATGCCACCAATCGAAGGCACGCGCACTGTATTCTACAAAATTGATGACGTTTTATTATTTTTAGGAGCTGATGACTAATGTACCAATTCATTAACTTACAAATCAATAAGCAGGTTTTGCCTTTATTTGGTTTTCTAAAGGACAATCCAACACGAACCATAGCCAAAGGCAATCATGTTATGATGACCTACTACCAACCACCAGACTTTTATCTAGTGCCATTTAGCTATAAAGGTATCACGGTAACTGTAACCGCCACAGACGACCTAGAAAGCTATTTAGCGGACGGTTGGCAGGTTGCTAGAGATTATCAGATAGCAAGCGTCCAAGACAAGCTAGCGGGTATATTGGACGAGTTAGAACATGAATACCTAAATAGGCAGAGAGCAGGAAGCCCATTGCCTATTATGGGGATTGTGTTTGATTGGATAGCTTACGGACTATCTAGCAAAGAAGAAATCATAGCCTTTGTTAAGTTATTTTATCTAAACGGCTATTCATACGAGCAAATCACACAGTTGTATGCTAGCTTAACCAAAAGCAACAAGTTTAATATCTGCTTTCTAAACACTATTAATACGATTTTCAAGGAGGAACTGAATGAGCGACTTTATGAATCAGCTTGATGAAAAGGTGCCAGACCATAAAACCAATGTTACGAGTATCAACAGTAGACGACTAAAACGAGATGAGAATGGGAAAATCATCAAAAACCGAAACAACCTCTTATTATTGTTCCGTGGGGAGGATATTAAGTTAAATAAGCTGTTTAAATACAATGAAGCTACCAAAAATGTAGAGGTTACCCGAAATCAACAGTTATCCGACTATATCACTATCAAACATGGGCTATTATCTGATGATACTATTAGGCAGTTGTGGGCTTATTTGTCCGAATGCTGGGGCTTGGAGTATAAAGAAAATGACATCGCCAATGTTGTGAAAATCATTGCTTTAAACAAGAGCTATAACCCTATCAAGATATTTTTAGAGAAAGCCAAAGCAACCGCTGAACCAGTAGACCCGTTTACGATTATTCAAAAGTATATCAATATCGAAGATAACCAATATAACAGGATTGTTTTTGATTTAATGTTCCGTGGAGCTATTGCAAGGGTTTATCATGCAGGCATACAGTTTGACTACTGTCTTGACTTGGTCGGTAAGCAGGGAACAGGCAAAACAACATTCTTACGTGAGATTTTTAAAGGTTTTTACGGTGAAATTAGTTCTTACACCGAAAAGGACGACCTTTTGAAAATGGTTGAATTATGGGCGGTAAATGAT